GGAGGTGCGGGACTTGCGGGTGGTTCGTGCAGCACTACCGATATACCGGGGCCTACCCCTGGTTTGCTGTGGTGGGGTGTGGGCACTGTACCGACCCAGGGCGGAGCACAAGAAAACATCTGGCCCGTGATCCGGTTTGGCGGGGGTGTGAGCATTGGAGGCCCGGCGGCTGAGTGCTGCCGGGCTCTCCTTTTATGGCCTTGGATTTCTCTCTGTTCGCTCGTTGTTCGTTTCTTTTAGGGTCTCCCCAATCTCCCAATTTTCTCAGGCTTCGCTCTTGGTTCGTGCCCTCTTATAGAGGTCGGATTCTCCCGGCTTTCTCCCGGCTTCACCGATACTCCCGCAGCACTTGGGATACCCTGGGATGCCGCAGCACCCGCAGGGCTGCCGCCTCCAGCTTGCGAACCTCCTTCTCCGGTACGCCGGTGGCTGTGGCTATCTCCGCCACGGTCTGGCCCCGGTAGTAGCGCCGCCGCACCACCTCCCGCTGCTCCGCCGGGAGTGCGCCCAGGGCGTGGCCGAGGATGCCGTGGAGCTGCTGGTGGTCACTGTGGGCCTCTGCCTCCTTGATAGCTGCGGCCCCCGCCGGATCTTCCACTACGGCCTCCAGGGTGTCCGCGTCCGGGTCGTCGCTCAGTGGCGCGTCCAGACTGAGGGCCCGGTCGAGCGGGTCGAGGCGGTCGCGCTGTGTACGCCGCCCTGTGGCCGCTGTAAACGCCGCTTTGAGCCGTAGGTTATAGATTGCGAGAAAAGGCCCGTCCGCCTCTCTCCACCGCTCCAGCGCGTCCAGGAGGGCTATAAACGCCTCTTGCTCCAGGTCGTCCACCGTGACACCCCGGCCCACCCTTGCCCACCTCCGGGCCCGCCAGAGGGCAAAGCGCCGCACCTGGGCCCACAGCTCCGTGATTTTGCCCTGCTCTCCCGCTCGGATCGCCGCCGCCAGTTCTTCATTACTCATTGCCTCGCTGCCCCTTTCGTGGTAGAATGTGGGTGACAAGCTCACATACTACCATGCCGCGCTCAACTGCTGAGGGCGGTTTCTTTTTTTGCAAGTAACAATCAGTCACTTACAAAGTCAATACCATTGACCTCGTGCTGGGGGCGCGTACGAAATTCGTTCGAGCTATTGACCACTGGGCTCATAATTGGGCTCAGTATGAACCGTACCACTTGGGGGCCACCAGGAGGAGAGCCCAATTTGGGGATTTCCTCTTTTGGGAAACCTCAACGTGGGCAAAAAACCCCTGATTGCAAAAGCGGGAAGTCGCTCATAGCTACCTCGTGGCCCACCCCCTGCCCTATAGCAAGGAGGTGCAGATTTGCACCCCCCTGCGGGCCTCCATCCTTTCCAGACCTACCGTCGTGAAATGCGACACATGCTGAGGGCGATTCCCCCCTCAATCAAAGAAAAGGATTGCTCCGGGCTGCTCCTCGAAAATCTCGCCGTTCGTCAGGCTCATTGCTCTGATTTCGCGGTCGCCGTCGGCCAGCTCCACCAGGGCAAGGCAGGCGACGGGCTGCGCTGTCCCTCCGTCATACCCATACATGAGGTTAGAGGGGGCGGGAATGATCTGAATAATCGTTTCGTTCATGGCTCATAACTCCTTTTTTATGTGTGAATTTTTGTGCATTTCCATCCAGTCCTCAAGGCGCTGCGTCACCAGCCAGCCGGAGCGGTTGCGCCTATGGAACACGGTGGGTACTCCATCCTGAAACCGCTCCGCGTCCCGGACGGCCTGCGCCATAGCCTCCGGTACATTCAGCCGCTCGTTGCGCTTGCACTCGATATGTACACCGGGGAGGCCGGACAAGTCCGGCACCTCTCCATAGCTCTGCGCCCGTCCCGGCTGCACGTCGTAGCCGTATCCCTGGAGGAGCCGGGCAAGCTCCAGTTCTCCAGAACGGCCCTTTCTCTGCGATTTAGCCCCCATATCAACCTCCGCCGATGCATAAAAGTCCGCCGTCCATGCTGTCGGCCATCGTAGTTAAGGCGCAATCCCCGCCGGTTACCCCTCCCCTGTAGGTGCCATGCTGAACATACCATGCGCACCTATCGGCCAGACATTTGACAGGAAAATCTTTCCCTATGCTCAGCAGCGGGCAGATCACCATTTTATCATCCATCTGTATCATCTCCTGGCAGAAACATCATTCCGACATTCACACCGCCAAAATCAAGAATCTTTGCGCCCAACTCCTGGGCGGTAGTCAGCAGACACCCGCCCTCCCCGTATCTGTCTGGGCAATCCCGCTCGCAGGTTTTCCCATCAAGCGGGCAAATCAGTTGTTCCATAAGCTATTGTTCCTTTCAAAATTTTCACTTGACCACTTTGTTTTTCACTCGCCCCCATACCGTCAGAGAGACGCAGGGTGGTATAATACGGCCAAACCGTTGCAGCACAAGGCGTTGCGTACTGTACCCTCCCCCTCCAATACAAAACCCGTACTCGCCATTTAGTGCCGTACAATACCAGGGGGGGCAAATACGGAAACCATTGATATTACAAGAAAAAATCTGTACTATACCACTTTTGAAAGGTCTGACGGGAGAGCATTGTCAAAGGGTGTTTCGGTGTCATCTGGAAGTTCCTCGAAACCGCCGTTCTCCGGCTCCACAAGGGCTTGAATATGCCAAACCCGGGCAGCGTTTCCCCCAGTGTGAAAATACTTCACGCTCCCGCCTTTCTTTAAGTCCTGCTTTGCCCTTTTTACGGCGGTGAAACTATACCCCGCAGCGGTAGCCAGCTTGTCCAGATCGGCTGTCGACATAGCTCCTCCGGCTTCGTGTAGCGTTTTTATAATGAACGCCTTGCAATCCTCCCGCACTGGTGAAGATCTGGCTTGTTCCGCCCCCATGACATACTCACGATCCCGCCGCCAGCTTGTCCCCTCTTTGTGTATCTGTTCATTGCTGTCAATGGAGAAAAGAATGGTTTCCTGCAACTGGGCATAATTGTTTTTCTCGTTGGATAGGTAGCGTATACCCTGCTCCTCAGTGAATCCAGCCATAAGCACAGAACGGGCAATGTCCCATATATCGGCACTGTCGGCAATACGGTCGCGTCCGCTGGCCCCCTTGCGCTTGTTGGTGTGACAGACAATCAGCGCCGTTGTGTTGATGTCCTCCCCGATGGTGATAAGCTGGGCAGTGCAATCCCGCATTTCGTTCCGGCTCCCCATGTTGACATGAGGCGGGGTAAAGCCCTGTATCGGGTCAAAGACACATAGTGCGGGGCGGAAGTGGCGCAGCACCCTTTCCAATTCCTCAGAACCGAATTTCAACTTGTGGAGCATCCCGGAACGATCTCCGACAAAATCCGGGGTAATGATATTTTTCATGTTGGCCCCGGCAAGGCGCAGTTTTTTCCGCAGCTTCTTCCTTACACTGTCCTCCGTGGTCAGGAACATAATTTTCATGGGCTCACGGTTATATCCCGGCTGGTCTAGTATGCAGGTTATGCCGTTGCTCAATGCCGCAATCAGGTGGCACCACAATGTGGTTTTTCCTATTCCCCCATCCGCCGCGATAACCGATATTTGCCCCGCTGGTATCCATCCCGGAATAAGCCACTTCGCCTCTTCCTCTGGAAAGTCCTCCAGTGATTTGAACAGGGAAAACAAAGGGTCTACCTCTGGCGGAGGTGGTTCCCATTGTGGCGTTGTGCTGATAAGCTGCGCTATCATGGCGCAAGCCTTTTCCTCACCAAATTGGAGGAGCATATCAGACACATCTCCATGCTCTGGAATTTCAGGCCACACACGGGCAAGGTCTAATACCTTCACGCTGGAGCCAGCCCCGTGAAGGGCGACGGCGGTTTCCTGGGCATAGTCCTTGCCTATTTTATCGTTGTCCTGGAAGATGCAGACAGGGAGGCCCTTTAGCTGCTCGGTGTATTCCGGCCTCCATTTCCCATGTCCCGCTCCATCTGCGCCGCTTGCGGCATTATACCCCAGCTTGTGTAGGGTTTCCGCGTCCTTTTCTCCCTCACAGATAAACACGGCTCCGGCCAGTTCTCCGGCTATGTAGAGGGAATGAGGGGCGGTTCCCCGGCCCTTCTGCCATGTGCCGCCCTCCATGTGGAGCCAGCACGCATATTTTGAACCATCTGCCCGGCGATACATAACCTTTTTCATCTGTCCGCCCGGATAAATATGCTCCCGCTCGGCCTGTCCATAGTCCTGTTTCCTGGGCGGCTCCTGGATATTAAATTCTTTTTTCATCCACTCCACCGCCTCAACATTTGATATGCTAAGATACTTCGATATAAGGTCAACAGCGTCCCCATGCTCACCGCAGCCGAAACACTTCCAGCCGTCGGCATACACCTGTAAGCTCGGGTTTTTGTCCCCGGCATGGAGAAAGCACCGCGCCTTGTCTTGTCTGTTCAGCTCCAGCCCCAGG